ACGGTTCCACAATCTAGCATCGTCAACCATTCCTTCTAAATACTGCCCACCCCATCCTTTTGCAAATAGATTAGCTCCAGCAAGCCCCCAATTGTTACTTGTTCCTGCGCCACTAACAACATTTCCATCAACGAACATTGTATATGTTGAACCCGACTTTGTAAGTGTAAGGTGGTACCATTTGTTAAGACTTAAAACAGTTCCACTCAGGGCGAGGGTATTTCCATCGTCGGTAAAATAGCCGACTTCATTATTTTTCATTGCAAAGCCGCGACCACTGAATAAAACAACACTTGGGTAAGCAACCTGCGCTGTCGTGTTTACCCAAACTGACATTGACCAATTATTACATGCAATAACTGCATCAAATCCAGCGGGCAAATCTATTTGACTAGATCCGTCAAATTCTGCCGCGACCCTACCTTCACTGGTATTGTGAGTCACGGTACCAGTTACCGTTCCGTTGTTTGAACCAACGCTGTCGTTTGCGTTTGTGTCTAGATCATATTTTGCAATCAATCCGTCTGTTAAAGCCATTTTGGTTAGTTTCCTTTTAAGTGTTTGTTAAGTTATTATGCGGTTGCAATGCGAACCTTGATTGTCGCCATTGGCGAATCTGATGTTACTGACAATTGATTTGCAGAGGAATCGTGTGTAACTGTGTAAGTGTGTGTTTTGTCTGTGAGGGTTGATGTGCCTGCTGAGTTTGCATCGGGGTGTGCTGCTGCTGGAACTGTGAAGTTTGCTGTGTAGCGAGCGAGACCCTTTGTGATTCGGAAGTCGTCGATGTGTCCGTTAAAATATCGCTTATTGCCGCCGCCGTCATGAGCCGTGCCAATGTAGAGGGATCCCGCCAAATTACTCATTGAGGGAATGACTACGGAGGATCCTGTTTGAACTCCATCTTGATAAACTGATAAAGTTCCGCTATCACAAGAGAATGCTATGTGATGCCATTGTCCAACTGTTAAGGTTGCACCATCAAACTGGTGTATTACAGTACCGGGGGTGCCACGATAACTGCTATATACCCAGCCCTCTCCAAGAGAGTGTCCGGAATTCATATAATAGAAATTATCACACCAGGCGCCGGATTGAAATATGGAAGCAAATCCGAAAGAATCGCCGGGGTACCCACTGACAGCTAAGGTGGTAGGTCTGATCCAGCACTCGACTGTCCACGTTGAACCCAATGCCCAATCATCGCTGTCTGGGATTTCTAAATAATCTCCGGTACCATCAAAGTTGATTGATCCTGCTCCAAACTTCTTCTCCGAGGTTGAGATTGCTGCATTGCCTTGGGCAGTGACTGTGTGTCCGCTTGTTGAAGAGTCGGTTAAGTTTGAGTCCAGGTGCATTCTAAGGACATCTAGTTCTGTGCTCCCTGCTCCTGCTGTTGTAGTCTGCTCAAACACCTGGACAATAGGCATGCCTGTGACATTATCAATCGTCTGGGCTACGCCTGTTGCTAGTGATGTGAGTTCGTGCTCAGTCGTATATGATGCTGCTTGACCTCTGGATAGAATCGCGGAGGGCAAGATAGAAGAGTGAACAACACGAACGTCTGCATCTGCGCCATCAACAGTGACAACAGAAATTCTGTCGTAGTCTGTTGTGCTGAGAGTTGTGTCTCTGTGATGCTTAGTACCTGTTCCCTCGACTGTAGAAGCGGTAGGTCCAACTATTGCTAAGACTGACCATGCTCCAGATATAGCATTGCGCGCATAAACACGAACGTTCTTCTTGCGAGAGAGAACTGAAACGCTGCTTAAAGAAGATACGTCCATATTGCCCTCGAAGCTTTCATCAGTATGGTTTGCTGTGCTGCTAATTGTAAAGCGATTAACTCTGTCGCCCTGTAGTGTTTGTGCCATTTTGTATTATTTCCTTTGTAAATGTTAAATGTAAATGTTAGATTAATCTGATCTTCACGTTTGCTGAACCTGCTGATGTCTTTTTAACCTCAACCGTTGTATCGCCTACATGTCCGATTTCGTAATCGCTTGTTTTGTTAAGTGCTTTTGTGGCGCCTCCGGACGAATAGGCGAGAGTAACAAGACCATTGCCGCCGCTCGTATTTTGTCCGCCAGTACCACTGCCAGTTGATCCTGCTCCAACCCCAGATACATAATCTGGATCACTAGAATTAGGAGGAGTAGTACTGACCCCTGCCGTTAGAATTCCGTTGGAAACTCCTGGTCCGCTGACATATCCGGAGCCTCCTCCACCTCCGGCTGCGGAGATCCCATTTCCACCGCCGGCGCCGCCGCCGAAGTAGCCGGCGCCTGCACCGCCTGCTGTCCAGGATGTTCCATCGCTGCTGCCTATTCCGCCTCCGCCGTAAGCTGCGGATGTGGGGTGGCTGGCGCTTGGGGTGCTGCCCCCCTGCCCTTGGCTTCCTGCTCCGCCGGCTCCAAAGCCTGCGCCGCCGGATGATTGTGTTCCGCCGTTAACTGCGCCGGGAGTTCCATTACCGACTGCCGCTCCACCGGTGGTGCCGCCGCCAGGGGCGCCGCTATTATAAGTGCCGCCTGCATTGGGTCCACGTCCGCCGCCGCCGCCGGCTCCTGCCACTACAAGCCACGTTGCGCCTCTCTTAATGGCGGATAGTCCTCCGCCGCCGCCGCCAAACGAGGAAGCGGGCCCGCCTTGTCCAGTTATAATTGTAAGAGATTCACCGGGAGTTACGGCAATGCCTGCTGATGCGAAGCCGCCGGATGCCCCAGTTCCTCCATCGGGTCCGCCCGTAGATGGTCCTCCTGCTGCTCCCCACAGTTTTGCTGTGAGCGAAGTTACGCCGGCTGGAACTACGAACGATTGGTCGGAACCAGTATATGATATAATCTCACTTCCGGCGACTGGTGGAACATCTTCAAAAATTTGAACAATCGGTGTTGTTCCTGACGCGATTGTCAGGGTTTCGATTTGATTTTGGTCCATCGAAGTTACTGCTGTCTGTGCGGAAGTTGATCCGCCAGAAGATGCGCCGGCTTCGAAGTCATCCTCATAATCTTCTGAGTTGCTGCGAAAGATATCTTTAACCTCTGCGGCTGACTGTCCTGCGAGAGTTCTCATGTAGTCTTTCCAATGTGTTAATTTCATATCGGCAAGAGTAGCTACGCCAGCATGTGTTAAGGCTGCTGATTCAGTACCCGAGGCTGCTGTAACAGCGGCAGGTACTGCGGTTGTCTTTCTTTTTCTAAATTTCATTTTTCCACCAGAGATGGTAACTTTGTGAGTATCTCCAATCCATAGTGAGTTGTCAGACAAAAATAGATGTCTAATCTTTTTCTCGGCAGATCCCAAGTCGTAAACAGCGTTAGTATCTGGGAGGATGTGAGAGGTCATTGTGCCGCCCATTGAAGTTAAGCCTCCTGCATTTTCAAGACCCTCGGTTGGAAGTGATGGGTTAAATACGATACGAGCGGTTGTTTCTGCTCCTAATGATATGATACTGACTCTATCCATTGTCGTGACATTGAATACTGCATCTTTTCTGTACTCAGTGCCATGTCCTGAAACTGCGTCCAAATCATTGCCGACAACTCCGAGGGTTTGCCATACTTGAGTTGCTGTGACTCGTGCGAAGACTTTTACGTTTTCTTTTCGTGAGTAGACGAGAACACTATTAATAGCAGAAACGTTTGTGTTTCCTGAGTATTCTTCTACTGTGTGATCTGCGGGTGAGTTAACGATAAACCTGTTAACGATGTCTTCTAATAATGTAATTGCCATTTTGTTTTGTTCCTTTGTAAAATGTTAAATTAATCTGATTTTCACGTCTGCTGAACCTGCGGTGAGTTTTTTGACCTCAACCGTTGTATCGCTTGCGTGTTCAATTTCATAAGTGCTACTTTTATCTAGCGTTCTTGTTGTGCCTGCCGAGTTTGCATCAGGGTGTGCTGCTGCTGGAACTGTAAAGTTCGCTGTATATCGGGCGAGACCTTTAGTCATTCGGAAGTCGTCGATATGTCCGGGCCAGCGACCTGCCGACGTGCTATTTTGGGCGGTGCCGATAAACCATGTTGAACTGCCGCCCACGTTCCCTGAGTCAGTAACACTGCCAAGCGCGAACCCATCAAGGTATAAAGTGACTGTTGTTCCGTTTCTTACGAGTGCAAAATGATGCCAAGCGCCGTCATTAAAATTGGAACCAATAGCATTTCCGTTATAGGGGAGCGCCACACCGTTGATGTGGAAGTAAGCCCTGTTTTGATACATCGCGCCACATGTAACACCATTGGGTCGCAGATCGAATAGGTAAACTGCACCATTTCCTGATTGGATATGACTTGTTCGCGCCCAACACTCAATAGTGAAATCTCCAGTACCGAGATTAAAGTCAGATGATCCTGCAACTGTCATATATCCAGCAGCAGAAAGATTGAGTGATCCTGCTCCAAACTTCTTTTCCGAAGTTGTAATAGTGGCGCTACCTACAGGAGTAAGCGTGTGACCGCTTGCCGATGAATCTGTAAAATCTGAGTCTAAATGTAATCTAAGGACATCTAGTTCTGTACTTCCTGCTCCTGGGATGACTGTATCTTCAAAAATTTGAATGATTGGGGTTGTTCCAGAATCAATTGTTATTGTTTCAACCTGATCTTGATCCATTGAAGTCACTGCTGTTTGAGAAGTTGTTGAGCCAGAAGGGGTTGCGTTTGAAAGTGCCTCCGTTGGAAGTGATGGGTTGAATACAATACGGGCAGTTGTTTCTGCTCCTAATGATATAATACTAACGCGGTCCATTGTGGTAACGTTAAACACCGCGTCTTTTCTATACTCGGTTCCGTGACCGGATACAGAATCTAAATCATTGCCGACAACTCCGAGGGTTTGCCATACTTGAGTTGCGGTGACTCTTGCGAAAACCTTTACGTTTTCTTTGCGTGAGTAGACGAGAACACTATTAATTGCGGAAACATTTGTGTTTCCTGAGTATTCTTCTACTGTGTGATCTGCGGGTGAGTTAACAATAAACCTGTTAACGATGTCTTCTAATAAAGTGATAGCCATTTTGAATTGTTCCTTTGGAAGTTAGAGATTGGGGGGCGTGGGAATCCCATTTACATTCATAAATAGTCATTTTGTGGGGGAAGAGAAACTTTTATTAACTTTTTTGTAAACTTCGAAGAAATGGGGATTTGTTGAGGCTTGTGATTTTAGTTTTAGCCTGTAAATGCCGCTACGATAGCTTCGAGGGCAATGATGGTTAAACGGTCACCTGCGGGTATATTATAGTTGGTGCGTATGTCGTAGTCTACAGTAATATAAAAGTCTGTGGTGTCGGTGCCGTCGTTGCCAACTGATTGTAAAATACCGTTTTGGAATATTAGAATTGTATTTGGGGTGATCACAGGGTTAGACGTTCCTTCGGCACCAAAGAATCCAGCAAACGCTTCATGCGCATTAATGCTTTCTCCTATATCAAGTGAAGTTTCTATTGCTCCTGCTGGTACCGTGCTAGAATCGGTGGCGCCATATACAATACTTGCACCTGTTCCTGTCAAGGTTGAGGAGCCACCACTGCCGCTACCTGATTCTCCTGAGCTTTCTCCGTCTCCGGATGGTGGCGTTTGCGAACTTGCAGCGTTATCTATTAATGTCTGATGTACCGTTGATGGAAGAACAGTTAGATCAATGAGACCTCTTCTTGTTCTTATGCATTTCGCTTCTAGTTCAAACCTAGAATCAAACTGGCCAAACAACTCTCTTGTTTCTGCTAATTTTACAATTTCAAAAAAGGATTCTCCGTACATTAAGTAATCTCCCTCTTTGATATAAAGATTTTGGTCCTCGAACAATCTTCTTTGATGAAACTTGACTGTTATTGAGTACTCTTTGTCTAATCCGAAGTTCTCTGTTTTCGTTTGTCTTCCCTCGAACTTAACGAGAGCGTATACACGTACCGGTGGTAGAAATGATTTTTCTATTGCTTCTCCGTAAAGAGGGTGGAACTTTGAATATTCAATTGAGAGAGGCATATATAATACTGCTTGACCGATAACCCTCTCGATAACCTCATCATTAACCTGTTTGACGAGATCTCTTTCCTTTTCTCCAAGGAATAGGGGAGGTGGGGGTGCTACTGGCTTTGTCCATTTGTTTTCTGCCATTATTTCTTATTTTCCCACGGTCTTGCTTCTCCGAGTATAACTCTTTCTCTTGGCATTTTGAATTCTACTGCGTTTTCTCGAATTGTTATCTTTGGATACTTTTCATTATCGCCGGCGCCAAGAAGATAGCCCAACACTCTGATATTAATAGTTGTTTCATATTTTCTTTCTTCTTCTCCGAGATCTTTAACGTTATTGCTGAGAGAATAATCTCCATCTAGAAAGCCTTCGAACTTATGACCTTCGTTTTCGATAAAGAAGTTATTGATTTGTCCAGTTGCTGTGATGAAGGGAGAAAGGATCTCATTCATTTGTTGTTGATATTCCGATTTAATTCCTAATTCATATTTTGCAACGATGTATGTTGGCATTGGCATTGTCATGGTTTCATATACAATCTTCTTATTATTAAACTTGGAGTTTATACTTCCCTCGGTTCTATTATTAGAGTCCCTATTTGCAAAATTTGATGTTTTGTCTTGGCGTATTGTTCTAGCAACTGTTATTGCTCCACCCTTTGCATCGTTAACGTTGGGGATATGAGACCATGCAACTCCTTTAAACTCTTTGTTTTTTTCTAAACCGGTTCGATCAAGAGTTATAACTGGTAGTTCGAAGACTCCGCTTTTATCTCTGAGATCTTTCTTATCCTTAACTTGATAAGCTCTCTCTGGTAATACCCAGATAGTAGGAACTTTTTTCCAACCCGTGTTTGTTGTTGCAAATATGTTCATTTTTTCATCGAGCCACCTATAGATTGCCATATCTATAGTTTCGATTGTTGATGGCATGAGTGTGATCTCTTTTGTGAAATCATCTATTCTCTTTTCCTCTTTAAAGTAAGGGGCATACCCTTTATATAATTCTTCAAAACTTGACATTTATTTATCCTTGAAAGATGGGCATCGGAATCTGATTTAATATTCCTTCACTTGAAGCGATGATCTCTGCATCCTTCGCGGCTAATGCAGCATAGGTCATTTCATCTAAGATTGTTTTAAGCTCTTCTCTCAGAGCATCCCTTTCAGTTTGAGACTCAGTAAGGAGGGCGGGCCCGTTTAATGTTACTGATTCTCCAGGAATTGGGATTGAAGCTAGTTTAGATCTGATCTGTCCCAAGGTTTCCTTAGAGAGTGCGAGGGCATATCTGCGAATCCATTGCTTACCAATAGAGTTTATTTTTTCGAATGGGAGGTTTTCGAATGGAATCGTGTTCATGTTGTTGACTCCTTCGATGCCCTCTTCATATCTATCATTAATCTCTAAGGGGTCGACCTGTACAGAGAACTCAACCCACATCTTTCTGAACTGTTCACTTACTATCTGTGGTTCTGGAAAGATTCTTAGGCGATTGTCTTTTAGTTCGTATGAATAGTGCGAGAGCCTTGTCCATAAATGATCCTCGTATGCCTGTGCTTGTGCTTTATTTTGCCAAACTGGAATAATCTCAAATGTGGAGTCGTCGGTATATTGACCGTAATAAAGTAGGTTGCCGACGACGTTTAGTCCTCCGTAATATCCGAAGAACCTCCACATTGCTTGAGGTGTTTTATAGAAAACCTTACGGATAATGGCTCTCTTATTCCCCACTTTGTTATAAAATGAAGAATCTATATCTGTTGCGGAGGATGAGATTATCTCTTGGAGATCATAATCTTGAACTCCTCCTGTTAAATCGAATGATGCAGAGTAAATTGGGATTGTTCCACCAACTCCTGCTTCGTGTGAGATACCGTCGCCAACCTTCTTTGCATAAGAGAAGTTGAATCGAGGGTATTTGAGATTAGCCGTGCTTAAGGCAGCGCTGTTGCTTCCGGTTAGTTGGCCATCGTGGTCGAATGTTCCTGTTGCAGATCCAAGTAAATCTGATAAAACATTCTTTGACTGGTGTATGTTAAGAATATAACTATATTCCATAACTGATGCCTGGTAATTGGCGTATACATTTCCTGCTGTTATCTCCAGATCAAGTACATCTCCACCTAGCGTCTTATAAGTATAAGCTACTTGTTCTGATGCTCCTGTTAAGAATTCTTGAGATTCGCTGTATAAACCGAAGGGTAATGCAGCAGCTACATCTGCCGGGGTACCCCCGGATGGCAAGATAACCTTGCTAGTTTGGCTTGTTGGTGTAAGGGTTGGTAAAGACATTCAAGTACACCTCCTCAAAATAAATAGTAAGAAATACTACAATAAGCAAATAAAAAAGCCCCGACTAATGCCGGGGCTTGTTATATAGACTGTTAAGTTATGTTTAACCGCGAAGATTTGCTACGATAACCAAGCCATACATATCAGGACGAACCATCTTTTTAGCATATCTGGTCATGACGCCCTTACGAGGTACGAAGTCCTCAGTACCAAAAATGGTAGGTGTCATTTGTAGAGGTACATAAGGTGCGTATACATATCCACTTTCGAGGAATGAAGAACCCTTACGTCCAACTAGAAGCACATTGCGCGGGAAGTATGCATCAACGTAAACGTCGAACTTCTTGCTTAATGAGCCAACTTTCATTGCACCAATGGTGCCACGGTCGTCGTCATGAGTGACTGCGCCACGGAAACCTGCGGTGAACTCAAGTAGGTTAGCTACTTCTGGTGAACAAACTACGAAGTTTGCTCCGCCGCGAAGTGTCTTACGATGGATCTGAGCCGAAACATCATTGATGGTTTCTGCTAGAGTCTCGTACCACTCCGAAACGTTACCGGTGAAGTCGGCTAGATCGGATGTGTCATCGCCAGTTGTGCGGTCTACGAACGCGCCTGGGCGACGTGACCAGTACATTGTACCAGCAGTTGCACCCTTGACAAGATCTTCGAGAATCTCTTGATCAAGCTCTAGAGCAATGTGCTCAGAGAGGACAGAAGTTAGCTCAACCTCGGCATCCATGTTGTGGTATGCGTTGAGATCTTGTGCTAGTTCTGGTGTCCACTTAGCCTTTAGCTTCTTGGTCTTCGCAGTGACAGGGATTGAATCAACTTTGATATCAATCTCTGGGATTGCATCGGTTCCGCCGTCGCCGTTGCCTGCACCTTCTAGACCCCAGTCTGCAAGACCGATTACTGAACCGAGTCCGTTGGCTCCGTTGCCGTAACCATCGTCAATTGTCCATGTTAGGGCAATATTTGCTGGAGGGCTTGCGAGCTTTGGTGCTCCACTACATAGAACAAATAGTTCAACATTAGTTCCGTTGATAGCAGTCAATCGCTTAAGTTGGATGGCTCCAGTGTCGGTAGCGCTGCCAGCATCTAGAGTCATTGCCGAGGCAATGTCGGTGATCTCTATTGTTACCAAATCTCTGAGATTTAGTTGTGTCAAGAGGGCTGATGCGACTGTTAGCTTGACTACGTTTGCCGGGATTGCAACATCCGGATCGAATCTTACATCTTTTGCTTCAAGAGCGCTCGCATTCGCCGCGCAAGTGAGAGCAGCGGCGCTCTCCTTTGGTGAAGAATAGCCGTTTACTAAGTTGTAAAACCCAGTTTCGGCTGCGGCGCCGGTTAAGTCAACACCACCTGTGATCTGTGAACCAACCTTTCCTTGACCATAAATTGACTGCTCGCCTGCAAGGGCGGTGCCGTCGTTTCTACCGTCAATTGAATTACCCGGACGTGTGAAGTCTAGGAAGAAGATGAGACCCGATGGGAGACTCATTGGTTGAACACTAACTAGATCGTTAGCGATTAGTCCACCGAATACACGGCGAACGATTGGGAATGCGACAGATGCGAAACCTTCCACATCACCTGCACTCATTGAAGAAGCTTCGCGAAGAAGTTCCTTTGCTTGATTTTCAAGCAGTACTGCCATTGTTTGGCGCTTGCGGTCATCACCGATGCCCTCCAAAAGACCAGTCTTTTCCCACTTGGAAAAAAGTGCTGCTCCTTCCTTGGAGAGATCACGATTGATGATACCCTCTGTTAATCTTTCTAATACAGACATTTTTTAATTCTCCTTATTTATTGTTGTTGTTTAATGCCGGCAAGAATTTGCATACGATCCACTACTCGTGTTTCCATGCTATTCTCGCGTTTTCTGCGAGGTAGAGATCCGACTGGTCTTTCGATAGATTCACTCAGTGATTTCGGAGAGCCTCTTAAGGCTCCACCCACTGCGTTCTGAAGTGTCTCGAAGATAGTCTTCGCTTCCTCAATTGAATCGGCATTCTGAACAGCTTCGACAATTTTCGTTTTTTGTCGCTCATTCAAGGAGTCATTAGTCATAACCCGATTCGTGTAAAGTAATCTTGCGTTTGTGAGGTTGGACTTTTCAATCCTACTGTTTGCCTCAATAATAAGCTTTTTGTATTTATCATTTACTTGCTTAAGCTTTTTGTTCTCTGTGGCTAGTCTATCTACTAGTTCTTTCTGAGATTTAAGCGCCTCTTGTGATGCAGTTGATGCCTGCCGTGCTAGCATCATTTCTGCTTTGTAATCCATAATTGCGTCTGGGGTGCCTACCCAACCATCTTTTTGTGGGTCGATATCTACAACCAACTCTTCCATAATATCTAAGACCTCTTCTAGATCAACTTCTTCTTCCTCTTCTTCCTCTTCTAGTTCTTCTTTGGCATTCTCTTCTAATGCCATAGTAACGGAGGTTGATGGGGGAAGCTCGGGCTCTAGGGACGGGGCAGTTGCGCCATCGCCTTCTTGTGAGTTAATCATTGCGGATAGTGCTTCCTGAGATTGTGGTTCGCCCATTAGGTCTTGGCCTGTTTCTTCTTCTTTTTCTTCTATAGCGTCGGCAATCTTTCTTAGATCCTCGAAGTTGACAACTATCTCTTCTTCAGAATCAGTTGGCATTGCTCCTACGGGAATGTCATTCTGAACTTGTGAAGGCTCGTCATCTTCTTCCGCGTCGGGATCACCTTCTGCCTCAAGTAGCGATTCGACCGCTTCTTTGATATCTGCTGAATATTTCTCTACGATAACATTCTCCGCGTTCTTGATTGCTGCCTCTTTTAGTGCAGTGGCATCAACAATTGCTTCTTCTAACATACTAGACATAAAAAAATCTCCTAAAACTATAGATTATACTTCATAAATAAATAGTGCATTAAAGTGCAAAAAGAAGTTTTTTTATGGTTTTGTAGGTCTTTACTTGGTTTTATACTACTAAAGATCGTACATTTCGCTAGTATTTATGGAGGTTAATGCTGCACAAATAGACCAAGTTCCAGCAGTCTTAATGTATATTTCTTTACACTTTACTCTGAGAGTTATGGTTTGACCGCTAGGAAGAACAAAGTCAGTTCCGGCGGGCTTAAACTTAAACGTAACATCACCGCCAGTGGCTGAGATTGTTATCTCGCTAGTAACTCTTGGAAAAGGTGTGCTAACGGCGTAGGAGGCGGAGTCATTAGTGCCCGAAGCGACGTATGGGGCGCCGGATACTTGATAAGCTGCTGAATTTCCTAGTCCACTTCTGTAAAAGGGCATGGTTTGGTTTGGTTCGTGTGACATTTTATATTTCCTCTATATCTATATAGTTTCTCATAAAGAGTTATTCTTGCTTTTTTCTTCTTGTCGCAATTTATCCAAGACTCTTTCTCTTGCTTTTTTTGCCATCCTTCTTTTAGTAGAAGGTTTCTCATAATATCTTAAATTTCTTACTTGTTGCTGGATCTTTTCTTTTTTTGATTTCTTAATAAATCTTTTAAGTAAAGATTGATTTGTATCTGGTTTGAAGTTTCTTTGTCCTCGCCTGGGTCGTCTTGGTCTAACCAAAATGAGTGCCGGGGCCTTCTTATTTGTTCTTGCCACTTTTGCCTCGCTTATTGTGGTACATAGTAAATAGTATACTTTTTACTTTACTTGCGCGCTTTTTGCCCAATTTCCACCGGTTAATGATATTAATCCGCTTATATCGACACCGGGATCATGAGGTGCGATTCCGGACATTGGGGCTGAACCATTTGAATCTGTAGGTGCGGGTGCAGGAGAAGTTCCTTCGAACAAGTTTGTTCCGCCATATGCACCTTGCATTGAATCTTGTAGTTCCTGTCTTGCCTGTGTGACCGCTTCTGACTGTTGTCTTGTATTATCTTGTTGCGCACGTTGCACAACAGGCTGTTTTGTGGCAACAGTTGACTCTATTAGTGTTTCTCTGGAAGTTCCTTTTAAAACCTCCGTGATTACATTAGATAACAAACCCTCTTCTAGAAGCATTTCTTTTACGCATTCCTTTATGATGGGTTTGAAGTATTTTTTTAATTCTGCTTTCTTCATTTCTTCCTCTTAGCTTTTAATAATACTGTTCAAAATTCTATTAATCTTATCTGCTTTAGTAAAGATGTTTGGCTCTCTTTGTTTGCTTTCTCGGAGATTCACATATCCTCCTGGCGAGGAAGGTTCGGAGACAAGATCAAAACAGATCAGTTGAAAGTCATGTTC